GAAATTATTACTTACACTGGTGCAGCAGTTAATCTGACATTACCTTTAGGTACTGACATAGAGAATGCTTTTAGCAGCATGAAAGTTAATAGCTCGTTTGATTTTTCAATCATCAATATTGGTGGCACTAACGCTGCAACAGTAACAGCTAACACCGGCTGTACTATTGTTGGCGTAGCTGCGGTTTCTGCAAACACATCCGCTACATGGCGTGTTCGTAAGACTGCTGACAATACCTTTGTTTTCTATCGTATCGCTGGCTAAATCTGATGGGGACTTCGGTCCCCGTTTTTAAAGGAAAAAATTATGGCAAACAATAAAGCTGTCGGCGTTGCATATTCTGATCCTGCGCTTACTGCGTTTTATTTGAACGCGCCGATAACTGAAACTGCAAGTTTTACTTTAGGCGACGACGAAAATTATATTGTATGTAACGGCTCTGCAGCTAATGTCGCAGTGACATTGCCTAGCGGTTCTGCTTACATTGGACGTACAGTAACAATTAAAAATCTTTCTGGCACTTATACCGTAATTAGTGCTGCAACTAATGTACGACCACTAACGTCTGCTACTTTAGGTACTGCAATTCTTGCCGCTACCGCAGGTAAATGGGCAACTTTGGTTTGTGAAGACGGTACAAATTGGACTGTTATGGCTGCTGGCTAATGAATAGGGGCTTACGCTCCTATTTTTAAAGGAAAATTATGTCGAATACCAAAGCAACTGGTGTAGCTTATCTTGACCCAGAATTTACTACTTGCTACGCAAGCGAAGAAATTGGTTATTCTGCGGCTGCGCAAGGCACAGTTACACAGTTAACTAGCAAATCAACCGCTGTAACTTTAAATAAATCTTCTGGTCGCATTACGCTAAATAATGAAGCTTTAGCCGGTAATACTGCGGTGTCGTTTACGCTAAACAATACTTCTATATCGGCTAACGATACTATTATCGTATGTGTTTCAGGCGGCGCAACTGCTGCTGCATACACTACCTATATATCAAGTTTAGCTACTGGTAGTGCAGTTGTTACTTTGCGTAATTTAACTGGCGGCAGTTTGGGTGAAGCAGTTATTATTAACTTTGCCATCATTCACGGCGCATCATAAATGAATATTTATTTACGGCACGACGTGCATGGCACTAAAGTCGCTACGATGGAATTAGAAGCTGTAGCAGATGAAGAAAACGGTTGGGTGAGGTATACTCACGACACGCCCTCGGCTCCCGAAGAGGTGGTTCCAGTAAATACTCTGGAAGTTCAAAAGCGCAGACGAAAAGAACCCGCATTAGGAGCCTAGTATGGCAACAGCTTTCGACCAGATAAAAGCCGCGCTTCGATTAATAGGCCAACTGGCTGAAGGCGAAGACCCGTCCCCACAGGCGGCACAAGATGCATTGACAGCCATGAATCAAATGATTGATTCGTGGAATACTGAGCGTCTGACAGTGTTTTGTACACAAGACCAAGTATTTTTGTGGCCGCCTAATGAAATCACACGCGATCTTGGACCTACGGGTGACTTTGTCGGCTTGCGTCCAGTTTTGATTGATGATGCGACTTATTTCCGTGATCCACAAACTAACGTGTCGTTTGGTATTAAGCTGATCAATCAACAGCAATACAATGGTATTGCGGTTAAGACAGTAACGTCTACTTATCCGCAAGTTATGTTTGTAAACATGACTTACCCTAATGTTCAGCTAACTATTTACCCAAAACCTACTCGTGAACTTGAATGGCATTTTGTGTCAGTTCAAGAGTTGGATAATCCAGCTACATTAAACACAGCATTATTCTTCCCGCCAGGTTATTTGCGTGCATTCAAGTACAACTTAGCGTGCGAGATTGCTGCTGAGTTTGGCGTTGAGCCATCGCAAACCGTGCAACGTATTGCAATGACATCTAAGCGTAATCTGAAACGCATCAACAACCCTGATGATGTTATGTCGATGCCTTATTCGATCGTAGCAAGCCGTCAGCGTTTCAACATCTACGCTGGTAATTACTAAAATATGAAAACGCCAATTCTTGGCCAGTCGTACGTCGCCCGTAGCATCAATGCTGCGGATGCCCGTATGATCAACATGTATCCTGAAACAATACCTGCACCGGATGGTAACGAGCCTGCTTACCTTAATAGGGCGCCTGGCTTGCGTAAGCTAAGTGTTGTTGGTACAGGCCCTATTCGTGGGCTGTGGCAGTACGGTAATTACGGTTATGCTGTATCTGGTAGCAGACTTTATAGAATTAATTCAAATTGGTCGTCTACACAAATAGGTTTCATATCAGGCACTGGTCCAGTGTCAATGGTAGATAACGGCACACAGTTATTTATTGCTGCTAATCCTGATGGTTATATTTATGATGCAGCTTCGGAAGAGCTTGCTGAAATTACAGACGTAGACTTTCCTGGTGCGGTTACGGTTGGTTATCTTGATGGATATTTTGTATTTCAAGAACCTAACTCTCAGAAATTTTGGACGTCTGAACTGCTTGATGGTACACAGATTGATCCGTTAAGTTTTGCTAGTGCTGAAGGTATGCCAGACAATTTGGTGTCACTGTTTGTTGATCACCGTGAAGTTTGGCTGTTTGGTACGCAGTCAGTTGAAGTTTGGTATGACGCAGGCACATCACCATTTCCATTGGCTCGTATTCAAGGTGCAGTTAATGAGTTTGGTTGTGCGGCTACATTTTCTGTAGCTAAACTAGACAATTCTTTATTTTGGCTTGGTGCAGATGCCCGCGGGCAGGGCGTTGTGTATAGAGCAAATGGATATATCGGGCAACGCATTTCTACCCACGCGGTTGAATTTGCAATTCAAAGTTACGGCACTATTTCAGATGCAATTGCTTTTAGCTACCAGCAAGAAGGCCATTTGTTCTATGTATTGACGTTTCCAACAGCTCAAAAAACTTGGGTATACGATGTAGCTACAGGCGCATGGCATGAGCGTGCAGGTTTTGCTAACGGTCAATTTATTCGCCACCGCGCAAACTGCCAAATGTTTTTTAATAACGAAGTTGTTGTTGGTGACTTTGAAAACGGAAATATTTACGCTTACGATTTAGATCAATTTTCTGATAGCGACTTTCCACAGAAATGGTTACGGTCATGGCGCGCGCTGTCAACTGGCACAAACAATTATAAGCGTACGGCTCAACACACTTTGCAGCTTAATTGCGAAACAGGTGTAGGTGTAATTACTGGGCAAGGTAACGACCCACAAATTATGTTGCGTTGGTCAGATGATGGCGGTCATACTTGGTCAAATGAACATTGGACTAGCATGGGTAAAATAGGTTCGTACGGTTACCGTGCGTTTTGGCGTCGGTTAGGTATGACAGATAAGCTGCGTGACCGAGTATATGAAATATCTGGCACCGATCCAGTTAAATTAGCGATTACGGGTGCCGAGTTAGTTTTAAGCGGCACAAATGCCTAATCCAGATAACACCCCTCAACTACCAAAGAACCAATCTGCCATTTCAACCAATGGCGTTGTGTCAAGGGATTGGTATCGCTTTTTTCTTAATTTACTTAACACAGTAAATTCAGGCGGTGGTGGTAACGGCACAGGTACGGTTACCTCAGTCAATGTATCGGGCGGTACAACAGGTTTAACGACCTCTGGCGGCCCGATCACGACTAACGGCACCATAACCCTTAACGGCACGGTAAACGTCGCTAACGGCGGTACAGGAGCCACCACAGCAGCAAACGCCCGTACAAACTTAGGTGTTCCAAGTCTTACAGGTACAGGCGCGTCCGGCACTTGGAGTATTAATGTTACCGGCACAGCGAGCAATGTTAGCGGTGTAGTTGCAATAGCTAACGGCGGCACTGGGTTAACGGCTACGCCAGCAAATGGTGAAATAGATATTGGTAATGGTACAGGATTTACTCGCACGACATTAACGGCGGGGTCTGGAGTTAACATTACTAATGGCGCAGGGTCAGTCACTATTAGTGCTACTGGTAGCGGCACAGTTACAGCAGTAACAGGAACAACACCTATTTCGTCGTCAGGCGGTGCTACACCAAACATTAGTTTAGATGCTAACTATGGCGATACGTTAAACCCTTACGCTAGTAAAACAGCTAACTATGTTTTGGCAGCACCAAACGGTACGGCAGGTGTGCCAACATTTCGCGCGATTGTGGCAGCAGATATCCCGACGCTTAATCAAAACACAACAGGCACCGCAGGAAGTGTAGCTAACGCACTAACTATCGGCACCGGCTTGAGCGGCACATCGTATAACGGTTCGGCTGCGGTAACAATTAATAATACTGGCGTTACCTCTTTGACGGGTACGGCAAGTCAAGTTGACGTGTCGGCCAGTACAGGCAGCGTTACATTAAGCTTGCCCGCCACAATTAACGTCAATACTACCGGCACAGCCGCCAATGTTACAGGCGTTGTAGCGGTATTAAATGGCGGCACAGGACAAACTAGTTACACCGATGGTCAGTTATTAATTGGTAATAGCACTGGCAATACGCTTACCAAATCCACGCTTACCGCAGGTACCGGCATTAGTATTACCAATGGCGGCGGATCAATTACTATTAATGCAACTAATGCAGGTGCCGTTACTTCGGTAACTGGCACATCGCCAGTCGTATCATCTGGCGGCGCTACACCAAACATTAGTTTGGCATCTGGCTATGGTGATACGCAGAACCCGTACGCTAGTAAGACGGCTAACTTTTTCCTTGCAGCACCGAATGGCACAGCAGGGGTACCGACATTCCGCGCTGTTGTAGCGGCGGATATACCTACGCTTAATCAAAATACAACGGGTACAGCTAGTAACGTTACAGGTGTGGTGGCGATAGTTAATGGTGGCACTGGCCAGACAAGCGCAGTTGCAGCATTTGATGCATTGTCGCCAGCCACCACAAAAGGCGATCTGATTGTTAGCAATGGCACAGATAATGTTCGCCAAGCGGTAGGCACTGATACGTTTGTATTGACAGCCGATTCTACAACTGCAACAGGTATTAAATGGGCAGCAGGTGGCGGCGGTTTAACTATATCAAACGACACGACAACGGCTACAAACCTATATCCGACCTTTGCCGCAGCAACATCCGGTACAATGTCGACAATATATACTGGCAATGCAAAATTGCTGTACAAACCTAGTACAGGAGAGTTAACATCTCCTGAATTGGTA